CTTGCCGTTGGATGTCTCAAAGACAACGGTATAGATAGCAACGACACTACGAGCGATAGCAAGGAAAGGGTGTAAACCCGATCCATCTATCACTTCTTTCATATCATCTGGCTGTAGATTCAAAGCTGTATGTGCAGCATCAGCTAGGGTGGGTAATCTGTAGCTGATTTTATCCACGTTTATAGAATTTATCTGTGTATCTACCTTCCCAGTTCATACCTAATAAGCTGACTGGTAGAGGTGTATCTCCTACTATACTGAGGGAGACGTTCTCATTACGTTGATATATAGGTACATCATGTATAGCATCTGCTGTTATATTAACGTTGTTTAAGATATATGAGTTAGGTTTATTAACACTAATTGTTTGACTTCTATTTGGTATACCTGTAAGGTTTACATTATATGTAACAGGACCACTAAGTCCAGTTGCTACCTTGACTCTATGTATAGTTAAGTTAGCAGTATAATCTGACTTAACACCTTCCTCACCTTCTTTCTGTGTAGGATATAGCCTAGGTACATCAACTTTCATCTCATAAATATAACCAATAATAACGTTCTGTCCTCTATAATCTCCTGCAATATCTACGTACTGACCACCACCTGACACACTGTTTAAGTTACCTGCAACATATGAACCAGCTACTGTGGGGTATAGTATAGCACCTGTACCACCAACTGAAGCAGCTCCTATATAACCACCAAGTGCAACAACAGCTAAAGACTTAGTTGATATATGTTGCCAAGGTAAGAATATCCTAGTTGTATCAGCAGTGGAATCGTATGTTCTATAAGGGTTTACATAAAATAAATCCATACATACGTCAGTCTTCTCACCTGTAGGTAAGGTTAGGAAGCCCGTATCACTAGCCTGAGATAGGTCAATAGACTCTATATATACATCAGTACCATTAGCTACAATAGCATAGTAAGTACTAACATCAAAGAATTGATCTAATAATGTACCTGTTAAGTCCCATTTATACCATGTAGATGCAGCTCTCTTCTCACCTAACTGATAGAATCTATATTGATATACAGTACTTGAACCAGTCTGACCCATAGATACCATACCTTGACCAGCTGATGCTACCATGTTATCAATTGTAGCAGGTATTAATTCAGGTACAATCTTTGTTTGGTCAAACATATATGGAGGTGTTGTTGTACTGATTTCAAACAGTTCAAACAACCTAGTCCATAGTGGTGTCTTAGAAACAAATGCGATTGATGTACCTAAGTTAACAGCAGGTATAGATGCATCAGATTCGTAACCAGAGACTGCGTTGATCTTAGCTGTCGATGGGCTAAGTACATCAGAGTCTGTTGACATTAAGAACTGTTCGTTCTCACTGAATAGTACGAGACCTGCAGCACTGTTCCTGACATAGTTAAGGAAGATTGGTTTAGTAGAAGAAGCTGTGATATCAATTGGATCATCAGCAGCTGCTATCGTAGCAGAACCTACAAAGAAATTATAGAAGTCCTTTGCTTTACTGAGGATCATATATTCACCAGCTAAGAAACCAAGTCTGTTCCTATAAAAGAACATGTTCCTAATTTCTATACCACTACCATCAAGGAATGAAGGTAATGGATTAGTTACATCATCACCTACTTCTCTATCTGTCCAAGTAACTGGACCAAATACAAACGATCCATCAGCTTGTTGTGATAGCTTATGAGGCATCGTAAGAGGATCAAGCTGATACTTAATACCAGGTGCATTTGTCTCTATCCAAGTACCTGGACCTGTAGAAGCATTATTTGTGGTTTCAAATTCAACCCACATATCATCAGCTTGGAAGTCAGCACTATTAGCAATCTTTAATTTATAACCATCAGCACATTGTATAGGTAATCTAGTTACATCTGCTATCTGATCTTGGAATACATATAGAGCATCATCTTGAGAACCACCACTAACACTGATAGTCATCGCACCTGATGCTTTAACGATATGAATACCAGGTCCAACAGCTGTAGCTGTGATCCCAGACATACTATTAATTTGACTAGCTAAATCAGAAACGATTGTACTGGAGTCAACTACACCTGCACTAACTGTCTGACCTGTTGTGTGTGTTTTGGTTGTACCATCTACAGTTACTTTATAATTCGCATTATAAGCTACAACATTAATAACAACAAAAGCTTGGTGAGCCAAATCTGCTGTTGTACTAGCTGTCATCTGTGGCTTCTTCTTCTTATTGAGAACAAAGGTAGTAGCCTCTAGTGTTAGCAGTTCTATGTCATCAGCGGTTGCATCTTTAAGATACCCGTTGCTAGGTATAGCAGATATATTACAATTAGTAACTTCACCGTCGTAGTTTGTTTTAGCAGTAGCTTCAGCAGTTACAGCATTATCATAATTAGTCTGTGCTGTAGCCATTGCTGTAGTGGCAGCTGTTAATTGACTATTGTTATGTGTAGCTGCTACAGTTTCTACCGCTTCAAATACTTTATATCCTAACTTACCTAACAATGGATGTTCAGTTGTTCTTTCATTACCTAAAGCATAACCAGCTGGTAATGATGCTCCAGGTGTACCTACAACTGCACCATTCTTTTTAGTTGTATATGTATTACCAATTTCTGTTTGAAGTATTCCAGACTTAAGTGCTTCTTCTACTTCACCTGTAGTTAAATTATAATCATAATCTGTTTCAAATAAACTAACTTCAGTAGTATCTTGTCCTGCTAAAGTTTCAGCATAGGTAGCTTGTGCTGTGTTTAATAAATCCCTTCTTGCTTTTGTCGTTGCAACGGCATTGTAATAGGCTTCGGTATCAGTTTGATAGTTGGTTGCGTTACAACTACCAGGCACACCAGTATTACTGCCCATGTCAACACGTCTAGGACTCCCATCAACTAAACTCCATACTCTAAATTTAAAATCAGTGTCATCATATTGTGCTATATATTTTTGGTTAGAAGATCTTAGCATAGAGAACCACTTGCCTCTAGCAGTAGCTCCATATAAGTTACTGATATATTTACCCCCAGGTCGTTTCAACATACCCAACGCATAGTCTGGAAATGTATTCACAGCGTCGTTAACTTGACCTGGAAATTTTCTGTTGTCAGGTTGTTGAGATATACCTAGCAAGAAGTTAGGTATCCTTTGGGTAACTGTACTCATCGTTGTAAAGCTGCGTAAGGTTGATAGCTATTATGATAGTTCTCACCATCTTTAAAGCCGAACATAGAGTAATCACCTTGTGAAGTTTCATACTCCAAGGCAGCTGCTCTAGTATTTATTTCTTGTTGCTGTAATAATTGTACTAGTTCTGAATCACCAACCATTTTTAACGCAGACATAACACAAGCACGTGCAGTTATGTATTGCTGTACAGCTATCGGAACTTCAGTAAAATCAAAGTACCATATAACATCTACTTGTATAGTCTTGGCAGTACCGTCGTCATTCTTCCAAAGGAAAGTATGCTTATGACGGTCATATAGTTTACCCCCACGACGTACAGTATCGTAGTCATCAAAGTGTTGTGATCTAGTTGTATCAATTTGTAGGGCATTTGTAGGATAAGCGATCTCAAATGTGTTAGCATCACCAGTCATTTCATAGTGATGCTCAGTATTAAATGTCCATCCCTCAGCCTGTACTTGCTTATTCGCTTCCCTTAAAGTATTCAATGCAATAGCAACTTCAGGGTTTTGTTGGTCCAAGGTGGTGACGGGTGCTTGCCCCACCGAGCTTAGTATTTGGTTAACAGCATCCAGTTCTGTGGACACAGCATAAGTAGGGTAGCTAGAAGTCATATTAATTTTTATAAATAAAAAAAGGGGAGCCGAAGCCCCCCGTTAAATCAGACGTTGGTGATGTTACACTCAACGGCTGGGTATGCAATGCGAAGATTCTTTGTTTCAGACTTCACAGCAGAGTCGGATACAGCAGAGCCGTAACCGAATTGGGTTTTTGCAACCGAGATGCGAGAGGCATCTGTTGTGCAAATTCCTTTTGCATTAGAATTAGCCATTAGTTACCTCAGTTTTCATATTCAAGAGAAGCAACGTAGCCAACTACTGCAGTGCTCGTACCTGAATCACTAGCAGCGATAGTAATCTTGTCACCAATACGGTAACCATCACCATCAGCTGCAGCGTCAGCATCGACTGCAATAGCTGTACATACATTACCTCCAATTGTTAGGTCTACCTTGAGACCAGAACCATTACCGTCTGTGGTTGTTGCTTTATTATCAACCGTTCCGTTAGATCCACCGCCAGTTCCATTGTCACCAGTGGCAGTACCTAAAGTAATACTTGCAACAGCCGCCCCTGCACGACCCAGTTCGACTGGAGCTGCAGGGTACCATGTTTCACTAGAGTCTATTGATCCAATAGG